CAGTTTCTGCACCAGTAACATCCTCTGCAACAAAGGTTCCTGCTATTGGAACATATGTAATACTAGTAGAACCTGCATCACCAAAAATAACTCTACCAGTAGCACCAGATGTAAGACCCGTGATTGTTTCACCGGGTGATAAATTTTCACTAGTGCTAGCAACTGTCAATGTAGGTACAGTTGCATTTGCAGCAGGATCACCAGAATCATAGATAGCTCTAAGTTTCCATATATCAGATTTAGTTAATGAATCGGATGAAAGTGCAGTAGTATTAGGTGAAGTAATATCCATCTTATGTGATCTAACTACGGACTTAACTCTTTCTGCTTTACTATCAATGTTTAATGTAGCAACAATATCTGCTGTGAAATTTTTATTGACGTTTGCATTAAATGTTACAGATGTATTTGTAGGAGCATTAACCGTTATAGTTTGACTTGCACCATCTAAAGCAATAATATCACCTACAGAATAAGAACTTGTACCTACTGTCTTACAAATAGCTAAATAATACTTACCACTTCTTCTATTTTCTTGACTTAATGCACCCGTACCAAAAAATGTTTCAGTAGAACCACTACTTGTTATTGTTGCTTGACCATTAGTAAATGATACACTTTCAAATACACGTTTAGCAGTATAACTAGTATCAATAAGACCACCTGAATCACGAACTGTTTTTACTGTATCTTGTGGAAGTTTAAAAACAAGACTATTGAAATTAGTCTCAAACATTTTAGCATCACCATTACTAACACCACCAACTTTACCAGTATCATCTATATTTGCTTTGGAATTAATTACAACAGGAGTTGCAGCTGCATTAGCTGGAATTACAATAGATTCAAGTGTTGTAAAAGAAGATGCACCTGTTAATTTAACATCATACAAATACATTTTCAAAACAGCTGCTCCACCTGTACCAGAACTATATTCTATTTGTCTTACTTTAGCTGTTCCAATTTTTGTGACAGAGTAAGTTGATGGATTAGTTAAAGTAATACTGGCATGAGCTACACTATGTAAGTCAACTTCTTGATGTGTGGTTGTATTAAAGAAACCTGACAACTCTTTAACAAAAGTGTAATTACCATACTGCATCAATCGGTCAAAGTTATTAACACTAACAGTATCTCTTGCTCTGTCTAATGTAACATCAGTTGAAATAATTGTTTCATACTCTACACCTTCAACATATGCTTTCCCTGGGTCTAATCTTGCAATAAATTTTGTACTATCAGAAGGATGATCTTTGAGTTGAATATTAAATGCTCTTACAGTATAACTTCCAGACTCGTCATATGTTCTTCGTGCAAAAGTATCTTCAAGAACAGAGTAAACAGGAATATTAACTTCTTTTTCTTTTATACCTTTATTAACTCTGAGGAATTCAAAGAAATCACTATCGTCTGTTGATGTTAAAGATTTCTTAGTAAGTGTTAAAGTTATTTTTAATCTATCAGCACCTGGGGCTGCAAAATTAGAAGCACCCTGTGCATTATCTAAAAGTGTAGTATCTTCACCAGATGTTATAGCTTCTTCCTTAACAACCAAACCAATTTTATATGATGGTACATTTCTATAATTATCCAATACAATAGTTTGTTTTGCAATTTTAACAAAATTACCTTTAATATAAAAGACACCTTCGTCAATAGATGCTGAAGAACCTTTACCAGCAGCTGTAGCTAATACACTTGATGCTGTTGCAGTAACACCACCAGCTGGTGCTGCACCAATCGTAACAGCAGGCGTTGTTGTATATCCCGCACCTTGGTCAACTAATGTAATGCCTGTAACAACACCATTACTAATTGTTGCTGTTGCAGTTGCGTTTGTTCCACCAGAAGGTGCATTAGCAATAGTAACAGTTGGAGGTGCAGTATAACCAGAGCCACCAGTATCAACTTTAATTTCATGTAAATTAATAGGAGTTGCGTCAACAACATCAGCAGAAACAGCAAGATCGGTTGAATAAACTCTTTCACCAGCAAGAAATTCTGCGGCAGTATTAATTGTTGCAGTAGCAGAAGCACCTGTACCTCCACCACCAGTAAAACTAATAGTCGGTACTGAAGTATATCCACTACCTTTTGAAGTAATATCAATAGCAATAACAGCACCACCACTAATAACGGCTGTTGCTGTTGCACCACTTCCACCACCACCTGTAATATTAACTAATGGTACTGAAGAATACTGACTACCAGCAGTATCAACACTAATTCCTTGTACTTTATCTGTTACGGCACCACCTGAAATATATTTTACAAATAATGTATCTGGATCACCAGTAGTTGAGTCTGCAGCTACAGTATTAATAACCAATGCTTTTGTTCCAGACTGAGTTCCACAAATTGTTTTAGTAGCAAAATTTCCAACAGTAATATCAACACCATTATATTGAGGATCTAGTTTTACATATTCATAATCTAAGTTAAGAACAAAATCACCACCAGTAACTTTACTACCATTCTGAAATACATGGTCGCCGAACTTCTTTAATTGATCTCTAAGAATACTTTGTTGAGTAGTTAGCTCTCTTGCCTGTACTGGTAGTGATGGCTTATACAATACTTGATGAAAGTTTTTATTATCATCAAAGTCGTCAAAGTATGGGTTCTGATTTGTATTTATTGAAATGTTATTAGACATAATCTTTCCATTTTTTTATATTATTTATATACTAAAATTCAACTACTAATTTTATATCTTCAGTTGAGTCTGCTGATCTATTAATAGGTGCTCTGAACTCTGTATATATTATTTGTCCACTATCTGCTTGAAGTTCCGAAAGTTTATATGTAGTTGCTGATGCAGCTGCACCACCTGATTCTTTTGGATTAATTAGTAAATGTACTTTTCTAAAATCATCTCCGACAGGAAAATCACTACTACCATCAGCACCAATTAATCTTGCATTTAACATTACATATGCACCACCTAATTCTGCAACAGCATTTTTACCATGACCACCTGGAGGTCCGATTCTTGGTGCTAATACTGCATTTGATCCACTACCAGATGAAACAGTTGCAGTAGCACTACGATAACCTGTTCCAGCATTAACCATACTTACTTTTGTAATAACTCCAGCTGTAACACCAGAAACTCTGGCAACACCATTAGAGCCATCAGATGAACTTACTGTTACTGCTGGCATAACTTCATAGACACTTGCATTAGTTGGTATGGTTGTCCAATTTGTTGATACTGTTGCTATCTTATTTGTACCATCATAATCACTAATAGTTTTTAATTCACCTTGACCTTGACCACTACTAATATAAACTGTCATATTATTATAATAATCATCAGCATTACTTGCGCCAGCTCCTAGAACAATCGTATTTGCTGTACTACCAGATTGTGCAGTACCAACATTTGTCCTATATCCAGTACCCCCAGCTGTTACGTCAATATGTTCTAAAGCACCATCAATAGCCTGATTTTCTGTGGTTGCTTGGTCTGTTTGTCCTGCGGTTGCTGGAGAATTTACTGGAACCCAATCAGTTGTAATGAATTTAAGAACATCGGCTTGTTGTACTTCAAACATGAACTTCCATCTATAATTATCTGAGGTTTCAATAATATCTGGACCTGGCCCAAAAGGCTTAACAGTAGAAGCAACTCCACCTCCATTACTAATACATTTATATACTCTGAAATCTTCTGTAAACACAAAAAAGTTTTGGTCAATAATATCGTCTATATGATGGTCATATTCCACATATACTGTACCAGAAGTCCAATCTACTCTTTTAACTACATGAGATACGCTTGTATTAGTTATACGTTTTGCCGCAATCATATCGTTATAATGAGTATAAAGACTTGATGTTGTATCAATAGGGACAGGAATATTAGTATCACTAGGAGTAGTTTCAGTATATTCAGATGCACTAGCACCACTCCAAGCTGTATTTTTCCCAATGGCCAGATACATATTATTCGTGGAAAAGCTCCCTATAAAATTATCAGCCTGAAATTTTCTAAAACTGTTATTAATTATTGCACTCATGTTATAATTCCTTTAAGATTGTTTGTTCTTGGTATATTTATAATACTTTTTTTGAAAAAAATTAATTTGGTGGCGGTAATGCTACATTTCTTGCACCATTATTCTCATATCCATTCTTATATTGAGTGATTGTACTATTAATCACCTTATCACCCTTCAATCCATTAAATACAGCATAATATTGTAGTTTTATATCTTTAAATGCAGCTATTGTAGTACCAGATGTTCTCTTAATACTGCTGTTGCAGTAGCACTACTTCCTCCTCCACCAGATATTGTTACACTCGGCAAAGAAGTATATCCAGTTCCAGCATTAGTTATTGTAATACTAGTTACTTTACCAGCTGATATATTTGCCGTGGCAGCTGCTGCTGATCCACCCCCGCCAGATATTGTTACCGTTGGTGCTGATGTATAACCAGTACCCTCATCATATACAATAATTTTATCAATAGAATGAGTAGTTGTAATTGGTTGACTAAATCCACCCTGAGTCATAAATTTATGTCGATCTACATTTCTACGAGTTGGGCCAAGTCGTATTTGTGTTAAAGCAGTAATATTATCTGTAACTTTACCCCAATCAACTATCTCATGTGGACCTACTTCAGTTATTGTGCCATCGTCCTCATGCCTTGAAGCGTTTGTACTTGTTCTTAAATAATCATCCCAACCACCAGAAACTCTTAAAGTTTGTAGTCCTAAATCTTTCTCATAAGTTTGACATTTAGTTGCTTTAATATAAAATGTTGCTTGAGTGATAAGTTCATAATCATCAGTAAATGTTAAATTAGAATCTGTAATTAAACCAAAATCATCTTGCTCAGTAAAGGCTTGTGATATTAACTGATAATCTTCAGCAGGTAAATTAATTCTAATATTCTGAAATTCATCACAGGTCGTAATTTTTACTCTTAGACGTTTAGCTAATTTATCTCGACTATCTGTAATATCTGCATATTCTGGGTCATGGAAAATAATAGTGTAATCACGACGCTGTGGTATGCCAGTAATTTTCAACTGCATATCAATAAGAGAACTTAGTTTGTAATTACCAAACAATGCTAAGCCCGCAGGATGAGCTACACGCTTAATAATATCTCGCCATTTATTAATGGTATGCCCAACTGATATTTCGTAAGAAAATAACTGATAATAAAAACTATCTTGGAGATATTTATTGGAACTTAAAAATCCACTTGTACCAACAAAGTTTTTACCAAACTCATCTTCGTATGTTCCAAGAATAACACTAGCTGTTGCATTACCATCACCCATTCCAGATAAATTTATTGTTGGGGCAGGTGAATAACCAAATCCAGGTTGTATTACTTTTAATTTTTTTATACCACCAATTTCAGCACCAGTTAATGTTATACTTGCACCATTACCAGAACCAGCACTCGTAACAGTTGGTAAAGAAATATAATCTGAACCTGGATTCTCAATTTCTAAACTTGTTACTGCTCCATTAGTATCAACATTATTTACAAGAATACTAGCTCTTCTTCCATTTATATTTAACTTATTTGTATTATCTAAAATTAATTTATCACCTACTTTATATCCCGAGCCACCATTATTAATTGTTGTTCCAGTAATCCAACCACCAGTTAGTTCTTCAATTTTAATTGTACCACCTGTTCCAATACCACCACCTACCAATGGAGTGTGTAAACCAACTGTATAACCTGACCCACTATTTGTAATAGTAGCATCAGTAATCATATTATTTAAAACGTAGGTATATGTTCCATCGGTAATTGTATCACCTGTTTGAAACTTTCTTAAAACACCAGAAAGATAAATTGTTGATACAATAAAACTCCCTATCTGTTCATTGACTACTAATTCAACTAATGCTGATGCACCCGTTACAGAACCAGTAATTTTTTTTCCAACCAATTTAAAAACAGAATCACAACAACTTGGATCAATAACTCTTATAACATCACTCTTTCCATACTTCCCATCAGAAGTACGAAGCATATCTTTCCCGGGATAGTAAAAAGATATTTCATCTTTATATAATAATCTAAAAAGAAACTGGAAAGATTTTTCACTTCCTTTAGTTCTATAAAAATCTCTGAGATGTTTTAGTACAAATGGTTTATTGGCATTTGCAAAAACTGCTTCTGGTATATCTTCACCAAACTGTTTCTTAAAATAATTTAGAAAATCATCAACAGTTTTATCAATATTAAAATAGTTATCAAGATTACCAATGATTTCGTATGGTTTTCCAACCTGCTCCATGTATTCATAATAAGCTTCCATGAAAGCAATAAAGGTAGGATGGTCTTGTTTCACAAATGCAGGAAGTTGACCTTCTACCTTTACACTTATTCTATCATCAAACTTAGGATGAATTGGTTGATTTGGTGTTACTGTTGCCATATTAGATTATCGTTTCTGCTACCATGTTAATAGTAATTGCTGCTGTATCAGCAAAGTCGTAAGTTAAAATTTGTTCTCGTAAAGGTGTTATATCACTATTATTATTTTCTGGTGTAACAGTAAATTTTATACTATCAGTTGCATCTGTAATTGTTACTGGTGTTAAACTACTAAGTATAACTTTTCCTGTTGTATAATCAATCGTACCTTGATTTGTTGAACCATCTGGCATAACAAAATAAATTGCAGGACTATCTGTTGTACCAACAACTGTTTGTCGTGAAGCCCTTATTACACCAGCCGAATCATCTACCAATACATAAGTAAAACCATCTGTTGCTACAAATGATGTAGATATTACACTTCCCATTTCTAATCTATTATTAAAATTTAAAGTATAGTCTGCAGCTAAGTTCAAAATTACAGGTGTTATTTTTTGTTGATACTTAATCAGAGTTTTATTATTTCTAATTGAATCATTTGTATTATCTATATCTTGTACTAATTTTGAATATCTAAACTTCTGGTCAAACTTTTCTAAATTACTTTGAAGGTAAGATTCAATAGATGATTTTATATTTGTTTTTAAAGTTGTCTCATTTGTTAAATTTGTAACAGGGTCATAGTTTACTGTGGTATCAATAAGAAGATAATAAAAAACTGGGTCAATAAGTTCTGGTGTAACCGTAACAACATTAACTTTTTTCAATATAGAAGATTTAATATTTTCTTTAGCAGTCGCACTATATGTTGATGCTGAACCTGCAGGCTTAAGTGCGATAAAAACTTTTCCATACTGAACAGGGTCTGCATCTTCTCCACCATATACTGTAATAGATTCTATATCTGACCTTTGTTCTAATATGATTGCTTTATAATCTGCCTTTGTAGTTGCACGTTTTTGTGCTTGATAAAGTTTAGGTGCTTGGAATTGTAAAGATGTAATATCTTGAATATCTGCACCACCATTTGCAGCTTCAGCAGTAGTTAAAACATAACTACCAGAACTCAGACCTGCAACTGGACCGATAGGGGTAAAAGATGATGCTAGATTAGCTGCAGAACCCTGAGTAACAATATATTCAATAAAAATAATATTACCATCAGTTAATGCTTTTCCAACTGTACCATCACCAAATGTAATTTCATATTTCTGTCCTTCTATTTCTTGCAAAAAGAAAACTCTATCAGTACCTTTAATTGTTGTAACATCCAAAGCATTACCATCTGCATATGTATAGACCTCACTATCACTAACTGACTTTTGCACTTTAACTGATATAGTTGAAGTATCTATATTAGGATTTGGAATAATAAATCTTTGTGTAGTATCTGCACCATTTACTGCATATGCTTTATTTAAAATAGTACCTTCAATTATTTCGACATCTTGAGCAGTATATGTACCAGTTGATGAACGTGGAACTGAGGTAGCTTCATTGGTTGTAAAAATATATGCAACTCCACTAATACTTGTTGTGAATTTAGTATCTTTTGCTATTGTTAAAGAAGTAGGAGTTCCAGATGGAGTGAAAGTAAAGTTTAGTTTTGCCTTTGCAGCTTTTCTTGAAGTCGGGTGTACGTTGAGATGTTTAGCATGAGATACAACTGATTCTCGTAATGTAGAAGAATCTAAAAACATTTCGTTACCAAGCATATTTGCATAGTAACCCATATAATGTGTATTGTATGCTAAAAGATCAATCAAGACTGACATACTACTACCTTCAAAATCATAATCTTGAAATTTTGATTGTGCTTTAAGATATGTTTTCAAGTTTGCTTTAATAGAATCAAACTCTAAATCTGTAATTTGTAACTTATCGGATGATGGCATTATCTAAGCCTTTCTAAAAATAATTCTATCGTTACGGGTTCTGGTATATTAATAACACGAAAAGTAATCGTTACATCAAAACCGTTTTTATCTAAATCTCCACCTACAAAAACATCAATTAATTTTACTCTTGGTTCAAAATTAGAAATAGCTAGTTTAATTGCATTTTCTATATCGAATATTGTACTAGGTGTAGATAATTGAAATAAATGCCGGGTAACTCCACCGTCTATCTCTGGTTGGAAAGGTCTTTCATAACGATTAGTGAGAATCAAATTCCTAACTGCCCTTTTAACAGCCTCAACGTCTGTTTTAGTTACAACATCTTTAGTAACTGGGTGAGCATTAAAGTCTAAATCTAAATCACTCCATGAGCGAGTATTTGTTTTGAGACCTTTTTTATAAATCGTAGTTGGCATTTTTTTAACCTTTTTCCTTGTGCAACTATTTTTTTTGTGTTATTATTGATATGTGGGTGGGTTCAAGTTTACTTTCTTCCCTGTCCCCTATAGCGTTTCCAACATCTTCTCTTATGTTTATTCTTTGGCATACTTCTTGTTGGATGAGCTCCAATAGATGTAACTTTCTTAATCTTCTCTCTTTGAGTATGTTCTTTAGCTTTAGCCATTATGTATTCTCCTTAATGTAGTATTTTCGTATCTTTGATCTGAATTTCTCCTGAGCCTACAGCAAATCCTGTTTTTAAGTCTGTATATGACTTAGCTACACTTTTCAAAATAATCTTATGGAAATATATTTTTCCATCCCAACCTGTTTTCATTGCTGTTGTTGGAACATTCACCATGAATCCACCATCACCTGGCTTCTTACTAAGTTTGGTACTAAGAAAAGCTCTTACAAGAAAACTTGCAAGATTTTCGCGTTGTGCATTAGTTGCTGTTTTTATAGCTGGTGCAGTTAAACCTACTGTTGTTGCATATTTTTTAACATTTTTATCAAAACCATTAATTACTTTTTCTTTTTTTGCTACTGCTTGTTTTGCTTGAGTCATAGTTGACCCTTGTGATATATGTCCATGTGCTCTAAGATTTGCAATTTTTCTTTGAATTTTTGGATCAGTAAATATTACTTTTAATACATCATAATAAGCTAAAGCTTCTACAACATCCTCAACTGTAAATGTAAGTAATGTTTTATAAGCTAATATTGTTTTATTATTTACTTTTTTATGTTCTCCAAATTGCATAAACATATTATAAAAACCAAATAAAAAAGAAAATATCTCAATACTGTCTCTATCTTCTTTAAATTTTCCCAATGTCATTTGGTTTATTTTAGGATATGATTTAACTTCAGCGGGAATACCATAAAATGATAAATCTGCACCACCTCCACCACCATGGCCACAATTATTAAATCTTTTTTCTCGGCCACTTCTATGTCCACCAAATAACCAAAATAATGCTTCTTCACCTTTACCTATGGTAGCGTTACCCAAATGTTTAGGATAAAGTTTTTGAAAATTCGACAAATCTTGTTTATCTACTTGTAATATTCCTACCCCTCGACTTATTGTAGGTATTTTGTATAATTTAGGGTTTGGAATTATATCCCCTTTTCCTTTCCCTATTGTTTTTTTAATTTCAGCTATAAACTGAGTTGCTTCGGCCATACCCTCTTATCCTTTATTTATAAC